GACATGCGTTCCCACCTTTACCACGAGAGCCTTCTTGGGGAGAAGGGTGGCTGGACCGGAATCCGCAAGGAACGGAAGAAACTGTGGGTTGAAAAAGGATTGACAGGAGTTGAGGACGTGCCGCCCATCGAGGACTTTTCACAAGTTCCTGTAAATGAACCGGAACCAAAGCGGGAATTTGTCCCGGATACTGAAGAGTTGGCTGTCACGCTGCGCTTCACCGTACCAAAGGGGATGCGAGAAGCCGCTGTGAAGCTCTTTGAGACCATGACGTTGACTTTGGACTTTGGATCGAAGGAGCCGAAGATTCGCGACGAAAATTACAACGTTTGGGATATGGATACAGACGCCGCAGACGCCGTAGAGCAAACGCAAGAGACTGAACAACCCGAAGTTCAAGCTGCTCCGGTTCACGCGGCAGAGCCTCAACCTGCCAGCGAAAACGGCTGGGAAGCGGTGTTTGAAGGAGCTCAGGGCAATCTCCCTTACGTCCTGCTGACCCCGGAAGCCGGGAACCTGTTACAAAACTTTGGAATCTATCTCATCGATGGTATGCCAACCCATGAAGTCAAACCTGTTCAGAAACCTGTGGAAGCTACTTGTGAACCTGTTGCAAGTAAACCCGCCGAGGAGGAAGAACAGGATGATGAAGAAATGAGGAATCCAATCAAGTCAGACGTGAAACCAAGGTTCATGGTCGTAGCTCCATATGATTACACTGTGATGAACCGAGTGGACAAGACGTATCCTGAGAAGATCAGGAAGGCTTGGGCTGCCAAGGAAATTGACTTCTGTTATTTCCCAGTTGACCCATTCCATTATCGAGAGCCAAAACGTCACGCAACCCAGATTGCAGTCGAGGCCTGTTTGGAGAACAACATCCCTTTCAGCATTGAAACGCGGCGTGAAGTCCCGGACTGGTGCGTTCAGGCTTTAGCGCGTAACAAATACAGTAATGTGCGCGTTCACCTTAACACCTTGGACGAGCGAAAGTGGAAACTTCAGTATCCAGAAGCCAGTAAGCCGAAGGAATTGTTGGAGACCATCATAAAATGTTTCAACGGTGGCGCATATGTCATATTGAGGATAGCGCCAATAATTCCAGCTTTGGTTGAACCGATAGACGTGTTCCAAACGGTAGACGCTGTCAAGAACTGGGTTGAGAGCGTTGAGGTGACGTTCGCTTCCTTCAATGAAGCGGAGTTGGACATGCTCAAGGAACAAATCCCGGAGAGATACGAAGCTATCATGGCGTACTATCGTAATGTCAACGGACGATGGTATGCGCGGGACGAATACCGCAAGGAATTTTTGGCCAAGTTGAACGCGTTCACGAACGGTTGGAAGATTAAGATGAAAGTCCTCAACGAGATAACGGCGGATACAGAAAACAACGTTTCCCTGTTGAACATATAAGAGTAAATAATTCACCGCGAGCTTTCTTTATAGCAGGTTGGAACTGCTATAAGGAGGAGCGCGTATGGATCGCAAGGCAATTGAAATGACTCGTGTACCGCTTGAGGACTTTCTAAACAACTATAACGGGAATTTTCCCGAAGACCTAAAACTGGTGAACGTTCGCGGTTGTAATGGGGCTGGAAAATCTTCCATCCCCTTGCAACTTTTAGCTAAAGACCGGGGTGCCTTTATATTCACATGGAAGGGCAAAGACAAGGCGACTTGCTTCCCATCCTTCCGTTTCGTGGCAATGGGGCGATACCGGACAAAGACTGGTGGGCTGGATGGTTTCAGTGGCAACGAAGAAACTCTTGATCTGCTTGAGGCCCTCTGGAAAACACCATTCGACATCCTGATGGAAGGCGTCATCAGTTCTACGATCTTTTCCACCTACGCAGAGCTGTTCAAGGAGCTGGAGAAGCGCAATGACCCGAAGCGAGCTGTGGGCGTTATGAGCCTAGTCCCACCGCTAGAAGTCGCGTTGAATCGGGTACAAAGTCGCAATGGTGGTAAGGAAGTAGACACGAAGGCGATCACCAGCAAGTGGAACACGGTGTCGCGGAACGTGGACAAGTTCAAAGAAGAAGGCCTGAACAGCTGGAGATCGGATAACAGCGGTATCGCATTGGACGAGACGCTGAACTGGTTTTTTGGTGAACTCAATAAGAATATGGGGGCCATTGAAGTTCCTATGACCGAGAAAATCGTTCCCAACGTTAAGGGCTTGGCGTTAGCAGAGTCAACGACGCGTCCCAGAAATGACTACGGGTTTCTGAAGAGCATGCGCCGGGAAGTAAAGCCGTATTGGGAACCGCAGTATTTGAATGTTCCCAATGAGTCGGTGAAGCTCCGGGTTGACCCTAAGACCGGGAAAACGTTCTGGGATATGTACTTTGAAAATATGGTTGAACGCCAGAATATCTGGTACAAGCGCGTTATGTTGGGTGAACCTGCTCCTTGGACGGATGACCCTGTTATGGGACAGTACCATTTCACGAACGTTGACAGAAAGCTCGACCGCGTGACGCTGTTTTACATCGACAACGTACTCCCAAATCTTGAAGACACGTATGAGTCCAAGAAGTGGCTCATTTTAAACACTTTCATCTATCGCTTGTTTGTGCGACCGGACACGTGGAAGGTCATCGGCTATATCTACCCGGAAACCAACGCGACAGACTGGGAAAGAGCGAAGCGCGACTTGCGAGCGTACAAAGCGGCGGGTAATACGGTATTCACGGATGCTTACTTCGTGAACGACCTAAAGTCAGCGAACCCAGACCGCGCAAACAGTAGCGATAAGACGGAGAACGCCATCTGCCTCATCCAGTTCATCATCGACCACTTAGATGAACTGGCGGAGTTTGCATTCAACCCTGCCAACAATATGGAGTCTGTAGTCAATAAGTTCACTATGATTCCTGCTATCGGGTTGTTCAACGCCTACGAGGTATGTCTGGACTTGGGTATGGCGACGGAGTTCACTGGAATCCCTTTTGTGGACTGGACGGCGGACTACTGGGCGAACGTTGGACCGGGATGCAAAAAGGGTATCGACTATGTATTTGAAGACTTGGGTGGAATGAGCTACACAGACGTTGTGTTCTTCGTAGCATCGGTGTACAAGAGTGAATTACAGCGTCTGGGGTTGGAATACAAGTATCAACCGGGAACGACCGAGCTTGACTTGCGCTGTATCGAAGGTTGGTTTTGTGAATCACAGAAGTATTTCAATTATTACGCAACCGAGAACGGCTATGACTTCGCCCAAGGGAAACGCCCAAAGAAGAAAATGAACTTGCGGACAGCCGACACAGGTTGGTTGAAGCCGAGGAAATAAGAGCATATTGCGAATCCTTTATATTATAAGGAGTATACCAATCAAGGGAGGGATTTTCCATGTCTGATGCTCAAAAGTACATTCCGGGATTAGGTACGGCGTTCACATTTGACAAAGCCGACGTCAACATGTTTGTATCTGCCGAAACTACTGGCACTGGCTCTTCGCAGAGCATTGCTCACGGTTTGGGCGTAGTTCCGGCTGCTGTTATCGTCGTATGTACGGATAACACTGGCGGAACGACTTCGGGCGCTTGGACAGTCACAGAGGGTGTACATGACGCTACTAACGTCAACGTCACCGTTCTGACTGGCAAGAAGTTCAAAGTTGTCGCTTGGGCTTAACATCTTATCAAGCCTGAACAAGAGGAGCCGAAAGGCTCCTTTTTCATTGTGGAGTAAACTTTTGACAACCTCCTTTATTTAGATGTAATTGAACAAAGGAGGAAACAGCCTATGGCAAAGGTGTTCACAGGAGACAGCTCATCACAGTTGTATTACGACTCTCTGATGACGTTACTCTGTGAAGGCAAAGAAGTCAAGCCGCGTGGCAAAGCAACCAGAGAGCTTCGTCCAGTTGTCTTTGAATTCACAAACCCTCTCAATCGCGTCACATTCTTGAAGGGGCGGAAAATCAACCCGTACTTTCAGATGGCCGAAGCTCTCTGGATTCTTGCTGGGAGATCGGACGTGGAGTGGTTATTGCGTTACAACCGGAATATGGGTCAGTTTTCCGACGATGGAGTTCATTTCAACGCCCCATACGGAGAGCGGCTGCGTTACTGGAACTGTAACGACTATCGCAACTTCGTCTTCAACCCGATTGATCAGCTTGCTGACGTTTACCGGAAGATCAGAGAGGACGTTGACACACGTCAAGCCGTCGCGGTCATCTACAACCCGATGTTCGACAACGCGGACTACAAAGGCAAGGACACCCCTTGTAACGCGATGCTCACCTTTAAAGTGCGCGAGGGCAAGCTTGATCTAACGGTGTTCAACCGCTCCAACGATGTTCACTGGGGAACTTTCGGCGCGAATCTTTGCCAGTTCTCCACAATTCAAGAGACGGTAGCCGCGTGGCTTGGACTCCCGGTTGGGACGTATAACCAAATCACGGACTCGCTTCACGTTTACTTGGACGACTACGGCGCGAAGGAAACTGACAAGATTCTGGACGCCTACGACGTGAGAAGCGTTGAGATCAATAACCCTCATCTGGGCCAGAGAAATATCAAGCACTTCACGTTCGAAAACGAACCGCGAATCACGTTGGGCTTCGAGGACTTCAACGAGTTCTTGACAAGCTACTTCGGCCATCTGGACAACTTCGTGAACAACGACGAGTATATGTCCAACCCAGACAATGTTGATAAGATGGTACATTCAGCTTGTCAGGCTCCCGACGAATACTTCAAAACGACTCTGCTGGCAATGATGGCGTACCGTGGCCACCGCCTTGGTAACGCGGGGATGCTTATCGAATGTCTCAAAGCAATGCCTGATTGTCAGTGGAAGGTTTCCTGTTTGTACTTCCTGTGTAACAGCTACGAGGGAACCGAACACCAAGGCGTTTACAAATCGCTGTTCGAGCATTACCCAGAGGAAGTACGAGACTACATTAAGGGGGTGTAAAAACATGTTCTTCCCTAAATGGAGTGACCTCAACAACATATGGAAAGCTTGGAAGAAGGCGCTGTGGTCGAATAAGCCGGGGGATAAAACGAAGGCTTGGACCGGGATTGCAGCGCTCGTCGCCCTGCTGGGTGTTGTGTTGACTGGTTTCAGCGTATACCACATCATATTCACGATCATTCTTGTGGATGCGACGATCCAGCTCACGCTCAACTCTGTCGAAAAATCTGAATGAACCCTGTGGAGGAACCTGTTATGAACATGAAAGCGAAGCCGATGTTGCCCGGTCAACTTATCATTGGAGTTGACTTCGACGGAACGATTACGACAGAGCCGGATATGGGGCGAGAGCTTGTGCTTCAACCCCACGTCAAGCGGGTTCTGACGTGGCTGAAAGATCACGATGTGCGCTTGGTTCTGTGGACGTGCAGAACTGGCAAAGCCTTGGAAGAGGCTCAGGAGTT